TCAATGGCGGTTTCGAGCTTGAGAAGCGAAATCCTGCCTTCTCGGAGCATCCTGATAGATCCTTCCAGAACAGGGATTTCATGACCCTCAACGTCGATCTTCATGAAGTCGATGCGGGTGATTCCAAGCTGATCGCAGAGGCGATCAACGGTATCGATCGCCACGGTATCCGTGACCTCTTCTCCGTTGCTGACGACGCGGGCCATTGTCGGATGCTCTGGGTCGAAATGAAACGGGAGCGCCCCCGGCTCCGCACCAAGGCCGAGATTGTAGAACCTTACCTCTGGCTTGCCGGCGCAGTTCGATTGCATCCGGGCGAAGTTTCCGGGGTGCGGCTCGAAAGCGTGTACCGTGGCTTGCGGGAACTCGTCCGAGAACTCGATTGCGGTCAGACCGATGTGGGCGCCGATGTCAAAGACGGTGCGAATATCGAGGTGGGGAAGCCGCGAGCGAATGTCGCCAGCAAAATCATGACCGACACCGCCAACGCGGTTGCGCCTGAGATTGCGGACGGTTCGGCCGGCGGCGCGACGAAGGTTACCGGCTTGCACGCGGGCCAGCGACTGCCACACCGAGATGGGCTTCTCGTACTCGATCTCGCGGTCACCGGATTCGACCGACACTAGGTTCTTCAAGGTTGCTGCACTCATAAAAGCGAACATAAGGCAGCAATAACGCTAAGTAAACGACGGCAGCCACTCAGGCAGGCGCTTGCGCCCAGCTGCTCCTTACCGATTCCGCAAATTCCCCGGTATGATGCGGTTACCACTTCGCGCCGTCCGGGGGAGCGCAATGCCAGGCTTGCGACATTGATCGGCTGCTGATGCCCGCAGTCAGCGAATCCAAGTACATGACCAACGCGGGTTGGGACGATGTTCCGCACCTCGACGAGAAGACCAAGACGGACCTTCTCGAATCGACGCCACCGTTCCTGCGCGACGCCAGATCAAAGGGCATTCCCTCGCTCGGCGCCGGCGCGATCTACCCGGTCGAGGAAAGCGTGTTCCTCGTCGACCCCTTCCCGATTCCGGCGTTCTGGCCCAAGTCCTACGGTCTCGACGTTGGCTGGAATCGGACCGCCGCAATCTGGTCGGCGCACGATCGCGACACCGACACCGTCTACCTCTACGCAGAGCATTACCGCGGCCAGGCCGAGCCGAGCATCCATGCCACCGCCATACGGGCGCGCGGCGAGTGGATCCCGGGCGTGATCGACCCGGCCGCCCGTGGGCGCAGCCAGAAGGACGGCGAGCAGCTCATCATCCAGTACCGCGAGCTCGGGCTCGACCTGGCGCCAGCCGTCAACAGCCGCGAAGCCGGGATTCACGCCGTGCTCGAACGTCTCAGCGTCGGCCGCCTCAAGGTTTTCCGGACGCTCAGCAACTGGCGGGCGGAACACCGCTTCTACCGTCGCGACGAGAAGGGGCAGGTGGTCAAGAAGAACGACCACCTCATGGACGCAACCCGATACGACATCATCTCCGGGCTGAAGCGCGCCAAGGTCCGCCCGATCGAGACCAACTCCCAAATGCAGCCCGGCGCGGGCGACCGCCTGATTGGATATTGACGCATGGCGACCAAGCCCGAGACCCTGAATCCGTTTGACGAGGAAGCCGCGGTCGCGGCGATGGACGCGCAGCAGAAGCTGATCGAGGCCGGCCAGGTCGTCGTTTCGCGTCTCGGAAAGCTCGCCGATCAGCGCGTCTCAGACCGTAGCGTGATCGAACAGCGCTGGCTCCTCGATACCCGCCAATATCACGGATGCTTCCACGATTCGCAGGAGGCGGCGCTCGCCAACACGCCCGAGAAGAGCGCGGCCATCATCAACATGACGAGGCCGAAAACCAAGGCCTGGTCAGCGCGGCTCGGCGATCTCCTCTTTCCGGCCGACGACAAGAACTGGGGCATCAGCCCGACGCCAGTACCTGAGCTCGCCGAGGGCGCGAAACAGGCCGCAGCAAAGGCTCAGGCGCTGCACCAACAAGCCGAGCAGATGGTCGACATCCACAACCGCGACGTGGCGGCCGGGACGCAGACTATGGCGCCCGGCGCGGCGCTGGCGAAGGCGTCCGAGCTCGGCAATCAGGCGCTCGATTTCGAAGCCAAGGAAGCCGAGGCGCGCGCCGAGATGGAAGTCGCCAAGCGCGCTTCCGAGAACATGGCGCACGAGATCGACGATCAGCTGACCGAGTGCCAGTATCCCAAGCACTCGCGCCGAGTCATCGACGACCTCTGCAAGCTCGGCTCCGGCGTGATGAAGGGCCCGCTGAACGGCAAGGCCGCGCAGCGCTGGAAGCGCGTCAGCCAAATCATGGATGGCGCTCAGCAGTCCGGCAACGTCTACCAGCTGGCGCCCACGTCTGACGGCAACCGCCCGATCGCGCTGCGCGTCGATCCCTGGAACTTCTTCCCCGACAGCAATGCCACCGACATGGATTCGAGCGAAAGCGAGCTCGAGCGCCACCTCCCGAACAAGAGCCAGCTGCGCCGGCTCGCCAAGCTCCTCGATTTCAACAGGCCCGCGGTCGAGGAGTTGCTGAAGGCCGGCCCTGGGTACGGCTCCGACAACAACCTCAACCATCTCGCTCAGCTGCGCTCGATCACGAACGAGGGCAACGCGGTCACCGACCGTTACGTCCTGTGGGAATACCACGGGCCGCTGGAGTGCGACGAGATCGAGACCATGATCTCGATGCTCGAAGGCCCTGAGAAAGCCGCCGCCTGGCGCGAGGACTATTCAGAGCTCGACGAGGTCCGGGTCATCGTCTTCTTCTGCGACGGCAAGCTGCTGAAGATCGAGCCGGACTGGCTGCTCGACAGCAACGAAACGCTCTACTCCGTCGTCAGCTTCGAGAAATCGGATACCTCCGTCCTGGGCGGCTACGGCGTCCCCGCGATGATGCGTGACCCCGAGCGCGCCCTTCGTGCAGCGTTCCGCATGCTGCTCGACAACGGCGGCCTCAGCGTCGGCCCCCAAATCGTCATCGATAAGGCGCGAGTCTCGCCTGAGAACGGCAGCTGGAGGATGGAGCCGCGCAAGGTCTGGCAGAAGACCGGCGACGACCTCACCACGGATTCCAAGCCGTTCGAGGTGTTCAATATCCCGTCGAACACCGACGAGCTCGTGAAGATCATCGAGCTCTGCCTGAAGTTCATCGACGAGATGACGTCGCTGCCGCTCATCGCGCAGGGCGAGCAGGGCGCGCACATCACGCAGACCGCTGGCGGCATGTCGATGCTGATGAACAGCGCCAACGTCATCTTCCGCGACGTCGTCAAGAACTGGGACGACGACATGACGACCCCGATGATCCGTCGCTTCTACGACTGGAACATGCAGTTCAGCTCCAAGGAGGAGCTGAAGGGCGACATGCAGGTCGAGGCGCGCGGCACATCGGCGCTGCTGGTCCGCGAGCTGCAGAGCGCCAACCTGATGATGATGACCGAACGCTGGTCGAGCCATCCGGTGCTGAGCCTGGCGCTGAAAGTCTACGACACGATGCGGATGACGGTGCAGTCGATCTCGATCAATCCCGACGACGTACTCGGCACCCGCGACGAATTCGAAGCCAAGCTCAAGGCGCAGGCGGAGAACGCGCCGCAGGATCCACGCATCGAAGCCGCGATGATCGACGCCCAGAGCCGTAAGGACCAGAACGCGGCCAACATCGAGGTCGCCAACCTCCGCCTCCAAGGTTCGATCGCCGACATTCAGGCCCGCACCGGCGAGACGAGCGAAAAGATCGCGGCCGACCTCAAGAAGCACGCCGACGATATCCAGCACCGCGAGCGCATGCAGGCGGTGGACATCGCGGTCGAGGACAACCGCGCCGCCGAAGCCCGTGCCGAAGGGGAGCCGGCCGCTGCCGCCACTGGTCAGGGAGTGGGGTGATGAGCACACCGAAGTGGGAAGACGTCACCAAGCACGCGACCTCGGAAATCGATCGCCTGCATCGCCTGCTCGAAGCCATCCAGCCAGAGGCGACGACCAACCAGCTCCGCGGCGAGATTAGGGCGCTTCGCCGCTTGCTCGAGGAGCTCTCGCCGAAAGAGCCGACACCGCCCGAGCGCATGATCCAACCCCAGCCCACCACGTACTGACGAGGAAATTGACACCATGACCACCGCACAAGAGAATCCCGTTACCACTCCGGCCGATGAGGTCGAAGCGGATGCCGAGGCCGAGCGTCTGTTCGCCGAGGCCGCAGCGGAGCTCGAAGGCTCTCAGGACGACGGTTCTGACGATGCCGGAAACGCCACCACTGCCGCCACGACGCAGGATGACGACGAGCCCGGCAAGCCCGGCCCCTGCGTCCGGCAGCGGTGAATTCGACTGGTCTACGGCCGATCCTGCTGCACGAGCCGCCTACGAGGCCGCTCAGCAGCAATTCGAGCATAGGCTGAAGTCGGCAAACGGACGCGTATCCGTTCTCGATCGCAAGCTTAACGAGCTTCGGTCGTCCGGGGGAAGTCAAGGGCAAGAGCAGCCGCGCAAGCCGCTGAAGGAGCTCCTGGCCAAGGAGACGGTAGAAGAGCTCGGGAACGAATATCCCGACCTGAAACCCATCCTCGAAACCCTCCAGGAGGTCGCGAGCCGGGTCGATGGAGTGACCGACGAGGTCGGGCAGGTCCGATCCGCAACCGTCGCGGTAGCGTCGAGCGCGGAGGAGAAGGCCCTCAACCAGGCGGTCCCCAACTGGCTCGATCTCGCGAAGGACGAGCGCTTTCTCGGGTGGGTCGAAGACCAGCCCAAGAAGGTCCGGGACGCCGTCTCAGCCAACTGGGACGCAATCACCAACGCCACCGAGGCCGCCGAGGTCTTCACGAGCTTCGCCGAGCACATCGCTCCACCGAAGCAGCCGGAAACCGACAGCGGCGGGGGGTCAAGCAAACGGGACCGGCAGCAGTCGGGAGCGCGGGCGGCCAAGGTGACAGCTCCAACCTCCGCAGGAGGGGACAGCGACGACCCTGACGTCATCTTCGCCCAGGCAGCCGCCAAAAAGGACCGGGAGCGCGGCCTCAGGACCTAATCAGGCCTCACCCCTTGGGTCGAGGCCCATAGCCCAAGGGGGGCGGCGACATGATTACCCAATATGGCGACATCGGCCAGCGTACCGCGATGTTCGCGATCGC